GGTTTACTGTACGCCAAGTTCCGTTTACTTTTACATATCCGCAAACACCATTAGAAGGAGAGTCAGATGTGACTTCCTTCCAAATACCGGCAACCTTGACGTATGTTGCCATGTGTTACACGTACTTCAGCCAGACATCCCCGTCAGAACCACCTTGAGGTGTGCCAGTAGACGTAAAGATGTTTCGTACAACGCCAGAACTAGTACTTGCTGTAGTAACTGCTCCGTTAGTTACGCTTACTGCACCAATAGCTAAAGGTAAAACTGGATCTAATCCTCCTTGAGCATGTTGAGTAGCATGCAAAGAAGCGGCAGCACCAATAGACGCTGGGTCAGCTTGCGCTGTTCCAAATGACTCCCAGGTATTTGCAAGTTGATTCCATCTACGTAATCCCATTAGTTCACCCCGTATACTAGAACTGTACCTGCGGTAAAACCGCCGGCTGTAATTGTTAATTGAACAGAAGAAATAGGTTGAATTTGTAGCCATACACCAGCTCTAAGGATGGGAACGATAGCATTATTTATTGCTCTGTAAACTCCTTGAGCAAGGCAAGTTGTATACCCTTGACTATCTTGAGTATCTTCAAAAGTAAAAGAATACTTGTTAGTTGTAATTCCAGATTTAACTCCAGCAATTTTTATAATTTCGGTTGCTTGAGTACCAGAAGCATCTATGTAGCTAGTTACATCGTTGTTGCAACGTACTAGTAAATCTGCGTCTGCAGATAACACTAGTCCCCGTATAACTATATAAAGATCCTTGTAGTCTGCATTTACAGACAAGTTTACAGTTCTTCCAACAATAGTTGCTAAGTTTAAAGTTTGTAGAAGATTTTTACCTGCGTTGTTTTGGGTATCGGAATCAATCCAAACATCGCCGTCTGTAGCGCTTGCTGGCAAAAATGGGCCAACGTGAATAGTTTTACCAGGACGATTATCCGTAAACTGAATTGCTCCTATGTCTACGCCGTTAAGTTTAACTGCCATTAGTCTGTAATCTCCGAACCAAAAGCATTAAATGATAGGTTATTTGTTGATGAATACGCGTAAATAGCGTCGCCAGTTCTTAATGTAATACCTAACGTATAGGTAACTGTAGATGCGGCTGGAATTGTGCTATCAAAAACAAGGTATTGTTTAGCGCTATCTGCAGCTCCGTTTTCACGAACAGAGAGTCGGTATGTAGATGAGGAGTTTCCTCGGTTACAGATAGAGATAGTAGATACTACTGTCTGAATGCCCGCCCCTACAGGACCGTACAGAGGGGTTGCGGTATTGCTTATGGGCGCTGATTGAGCTAGGATCTTATACGTTGTTGGCATCTAGGGTCTCCTGTGAATAAAAGGCTAAATTAGACTGAAGCCTAAGTTCTTCTGGATTTAATTCTACAGCTTTAGTGCCGTAAGTCAGGGCTTTCTCTATATTTCCTAAATTGTAGGCTGCTAATGCGGCAAAGTCGTAGGGCATATACCCCCAGGCAAACTCCTCGCATAGGTACTCCATAGGCTTTTCTGTTATAGATAGGGCATTTTCAGCGGCTGTAAGACATTCTTCCCAACGTCTTTGATCGTGATAAAACTCAGAAAGTTCTACAAAAGCTTCTCTTCTATTTGGGGCTTGTCTAACAGCTTTCTTTAACCACTCTTCTTTGTCCAAGGTATTATCCATTAGGCGGGCTAAATAGCGCATGGATGCTGCTCTTTCTGGTGGCCATTTTGCTTTAGGCAAAGAAAGGTGCCTTTCAAATTCCTGTATAGCTTTTTCTTTTTGATTGTGAAAAAACAGTTCTCTAGCAAAATAAAAAGCATTTCTATCATCACTAAGGTCTTCTAGCACGGCTTGGTGAAGCAGGGGCATATATTGAGCCCTAGACTTACTGTTATCTGCGTGGTGGTGTATTTCTAAACCTATCCACCCCTGTATTTCGTTACTTTGATTAGTTACTAACACCTCGTGTACGGGATGTTTCCAACGATAACCTTTTCGAGTATGGATCTTATCCCCACCATATTGAAGCCCTGGAGAGCCATCTTCTTTCCAATTCCAAGTGTACTGGTAGCGGGGGCGGGTCCAACCCTCTTTATGAGCTTTTTCTAACTCTTCTCGCCAGCCTTCAATAAGAACCTCATCCATATCTAAAGCAATGCAGTAGTCTATGTCTAGAGGCAGAGCAGCTAAAGAAGCATTTCGGGCATCGTCAAATCTCCACGGCTTCACACCAATATTTATTACGTTTATGCCTAGCTCTTTAGCTAAAGATACTGTTTCATCTGTAGACCCGGTGTCTGCAATTAAAAGATAATCAGCTTTTTTTGCAGATTCATACCACGGTTTAACAAACTTAAGTTCATTTAATGCAATCGTGTAGACCGCAACTTTCATATTATGCTCCGATTTTTGTAGGTATTACTCTGCGGCAGCCGCTTTTCTTTTTAGGTCTTCTAGTGCGTCTAGTATTCTATCCTGTGTTCGTGTGTCTAAAGACTTAATTTCTTTCATACGATCAAGCTCTGCCTCTAGAAGCTCTATGCCCTTAGAATAGTCTGCAGGGTTTACTTGTGGGGTTGTTTCTTCAGCCATTTATTACTCCTCTGTTGGGTAGACAAGATCGTAGCCAATTACAGCCCCGGCCTCATCCTTTACTTCAAATTTTTCTGCCCCAGTTTCTGGGTCAATTCCTAAACTTTCTTTAGTTACTGTCATGATAGTCGTCCCCAAATTCCTACTGTGCTGGTTGAGTAGCTAGTAGCGCTAGTTGGTAGGTCAGAAGTTGCAGCTACTAGCCCGGTCATACGTGGAGCTAAAGTGCTTAGTGGTGCTGGAATATTGTCAAACGCTGTGTAGACAGTGCCTACTGTAGCGGCAACAATAACCACTCCCAAAGCATACCGTGTACCGGCAACCAACGTGTAGGTTGAAGGGTAACCTCCAGTAGTATTAAAAGTTCTTGTATAAACTGTATTAAGCGCACTAAAGATTGTGCTATCAGATGCAGTTCTAGCTACCAAAGTTGCGTTTCCAGAACCATCAATTGTGTATAGGCCAAAGCGAACTAGACTTTGTCCGGTTGTTTGTGTTGAGGCCGACGCTACAGATATAGAGGTTACCTCTGTAGTAGTGCGTGGAGTAAAGAATGTAAAGTAAGTTGTTGTACTAGAAGGTGTGCCTGTAAAGTTTCCTACACGTGGGGCAACGTCTACCACTGTAGAACTTTGATTTGTAGATCCAATAAGAGAAGTTTCATACGCGTCTGTATCAAAAGAAACTGTAGAGGTTCCTGCATCGTATACAACTGGTGAAGTACCAGCAATAACTCCCTGAGGACCAGTAGGGCCTGTAGGACCTAAGTCTCCTTGAGGCCCTGTTGGTCCTGTAGGACCCGTAGGGCCAGTAACAGTTGAGGGTTCGGTAGACACTGGGCCGGTAGGTCCAGTAGGCCCCGTAACCTGTGAAGCAGCTCCTGTGGGCCCGGTTGGGCCAGTAGGTCCAAGAATGTTTCCAGTATTAAGCCATTGAGTTCCAGACCATACCCAAAGGTCTCCAGTAATAAGGTAGGCATCTCCAATATTTCCTGTTGGGTAAGCAGCAACTAACTCAGCATAGGTAGCAAAAGAACCAAGAATATTAAGTCCAGCACCAATAGGTCCAGTTGGCCCGGTTACTCCTTGAGGCCCAACAATTGAAGCACCTGCATTTCCTTGAGGACCTAGCGGCCCTGTGGGACCAGTTGGTCCTTGAGAAATAGAAATGTTCCATTCAGAACCATCCCAAAACGAAGTTGCATCAGTAATAGTACTGATCCAAATATCTCCTATTGAGGGAAATGGAGGGGGGGAGGCGTTGTAGGTTATGTATTGGTTTCCAGCATTTTCATACGCACCGCTTACGTAATAAGAGATGTTACTACTATTTGAGTTAACACTTACTATGTCCCCAACATTTATTGGAAACTTAAAGGTTTCAAATGATTGACCCGCACCAACTGATATATTTTTAATTATGTAAACTCCACCAGAAGAAAGGGTTTCTCCAAAAGGTACTACGGCTACGCTACAAATAGCTGCAACCTCTCCTTTATTAGCTGCAATAACTGAAGTAACATATCTCTTATCAGCAGTAACTAAAGTTGTCTCAATGTCTTTTAAAGGATTAGCATTTCCTAAACGAATTACTGGCATTTATTTACCCCTAACCAATAACCGTAATTGTGCCATTCATAACTGAATGGTTTTGACATATGTAGTATAAGGTACTTGGGGCGCCAGCTGGCACTGTAAATTGAATCAAACCAACGTCATCCCCGCCGTTTGTTACTCCCGTTGAGTACGTATCTGCAGAGGCATACGCCCCACTAGTTGTTTGAAACCAAAAAGGGTGACCAGTGGCGTTTACAGTAAAGTAATAGGTGTAGCCGCGAACAAGTGTTATCTCTGGGTTCCCACTAGTACCGTCAATTATGTAAGAGCTAGTACCTGAAGCAGTTACCAAAAAGTTTTTTGCAACGGTTAGTCCTGCTGCACCTGTAGGTCCTGTAACAGTGCTTTCTGCCCCGGTTGGACCTGTAGGTCCTGTAGGTCCTGTAGGTCCTGCTTCCCCTATACCTATCGGGCCAGTAGCTCCAGTAGCCCCTGTAGGTCCAGTAGGACCAGTTGGTCCTTCAGGTCCAGTAGGACCAGTTGGTCCTCCAGAAGGACCAGTTGGTCCTTCAGGTCCAGTAGGTCCAGTTGGTCCTCCAGAAGGACCAGTTGGTCCAGTAGGTCCAGTAACTGTTGAGGGAAGTCCTATTGGACCTGCAGGACCTGTTGGTCCCATAGATGCCGCCCAACCAGTTGAAGTCTTAAACTCAATATAGTCTAGATCTGTGTTGTATCTCCAATAGCCAATCTCTGCAGCAGCTGGACGTTCTGCAGTATTGCCTACCGCAGGATAAATAATGTTGTCATTTCCCCTAATAATTTTATTAGTAAAGGTAATTGGAACATTGTTTATGCTGTACTCATCGTCTTGATCCATACCGTGCAGAGCAAAAGAAGTACCTGCTGTAGTAGATTTAATGTATACAGCGTCTCCAGCATTTACCCCAAATCTAAAAGTTTCAAAAGCTTGTCCAATACCCACTTCTAGTCCTGAGGTAATGTACGCGTATTGATTTGGATTAGTAGCTTGATCTGGTATTACCCAAATATCTACTTTAGTAGCGGTAGTGCTTGAGGATAATGTGTTTACTGCTATTACGGATACAAGGGCAGAAGTTGTGACGTTGTATAAAGCATATGATGTATTAGCTGCAGGTGTATAGGCACCAAGTCGAACAATCGCCATGGTCTCCCCCTATGCCTGTGCTTCAGTCCACGTTAACTTAGCAGATGTTTGTGTTGCGTTACCTGTTAAACGAGATACAGCAACGGTTAGAATATCTGGACCGTCTGGGAACACTGAATCTCCACCAAGGATAGAGTTTGAGAGCTCAAACAATTCGTCAATGTTTACGTTAGTAGCTGAGTCAGTACCGGCTGCACCTGCTGCACGGAAGTTGTAGATCTGAGTTCCACCAGAAACAGTATCGTTACCAGTGTGAGAAATGATTTGAGTTAGAGATGGTGAAACAACTCCAGTGAAGTTAAGGTTGTTTAGACGCGGGTTAATAAGAAGTTTTACGTCTACAAGTTGAGTAGTAGATACCGCAATTTCCTTCATACGTAGCTGCATTCGGTTAATAACATCTCTATCACCAAGTTTACCTGTCAAACCGCTAGACACCGATGGTGATAGGCGAATTGATAGTAGAGGCTGGTAAGCAGCTCCAGAAGAATTGTTATACGCACCTAATGGATAGACGTAGAAGGTGAACTGGCTGTTACCTCGAGTCTGTATGTCAATTGGGTATTGGCCAGCACCAGAGTTAAACAAAGCGTCTGCTTGGGTAGCGTGCAAAATCACGTTGTTTGCATCAACCGTACGTACATAATATGTACGGGCATTTTGCAAGTTTCCATATGGGTTTACTGGATTTGACGCTGTATTTGCCGTAGCTGGGTTGTTAATGTTAGTTCCAATTAAACCAGTACGGGTGCGTCCTTCAAACACAATTGCGTCACCAGTAGCAAAACCGTGAGCAGGGATGTTAATTTGGTTAGTAGTAGTATTTACCGCAGTAGAACCAAAAGTCTTAGTAGTTGTTCCCGCAATAGCAAGGGTGTTACTGTTTTGAGAGAACAAGTAGGCCTTATCATCATCAAACTTACCGTCCATAATAACTGAGGTACCCCAGTGGAATAGGAAGGGTATGTATGTTGGATTATCAAAAGTTACAACTTCGTAGCGTCCAGGCAAGTTACCTGAACGGAAGTAAGATTCAAGAAGCCGGTTATTGTGGATATACTCGTGAACGTACTTAACTTCACCGGTACCGTCTTTAAATCCGTAACGAATCTTTCCCGCTCCGTACCAAGAGTAGTCAATGTAAGCCATCTGGATCGTACCAAGATTAAGGTTGTAACCAGTAACTCCTGTACCATCGCAAACGTCAATGCTCCACTCTTCTTGAGGGGTGCGGGTGTCTACAGTCTTAGTAACAATAATTCCAGACTTAGCTGGTGTAAATGAGTGAGGGGTTCCCGCACCAACATCTGCAAGAGCTACATCTACTGTTGAGTCTGGGCTTGCTTTTAGACCAAAAGTATTATTATCAATTAAGTCAACGTAGTATGTACGGCCATTGATTAGTCCTCCAATAGGAGTTCCGTCAATAGAGTTGTAGACTACGGGCAAGTTGTTACTAAAGCCGTGACCAATAATATTAAACGTATCAGAAGCGACAATTACTACGCCAGTTGTTCCGTCACCTGGGTTAAACTCTTTTTCAGTTCCAGTAGATCCCTTATATTCAGGCTTAATAGTTAAACGAGTATCACTAGGGATAGATGAAATCTTGTAAGACTGTCCACGTAGAACAATGTAGTCTCCTACCCTTAGTTGAGTAGTAAAAGTGGTATCGCTACCAAATACAAACTCACTACCTTGTAAAGCGGCTACTGTTCCAGCAATCTGTTGGGTAGAAGATCGACGTACTGCCCAGATTTTTTGACCATCGTACTCAAAGAACAAACCGTTCTGGAAATCAAACATACCTGCACGTACAGCTCCATTTGTCCAATAACGTACATAGAACTGCGGGAAACCATATGCTCTAGCTTCATCTCCTGTAGGAAGAGTACTGGTTGATAAACAGGTAAATGTAGTAGGGCTAAGAACAGTTACCTGGAATACCCCGTTGTATAGCGAACTTACCCCACCAGTTGAAGTCTCAGCCTGTGAAATTTCAATGTACAAGCCGTTAATCAAACCGTGAGGTCTACGGGTTTCAGCTTTGAAAGTAGTTGAGCTAATTCTTACTATTTCTTCAAGGTCAATAGTTGGTTTAAAGTTAATACCGAACGATGTTTGAAGGCCTTTACCAGACTGGTAACGGAAATACTTACGTGTTTGACGAATAATTTGAGCCCAAGAAGTTCCAACACCAACAGACATTTCAACTCCACCGTCAAATGGACGATGCAGGTTGTATCCCTGAGGGCGTACGTATACGAATGTTGAGTACGCGTAAGAAACACTTGTATAGGTTGTTGCATAAGCTCGGTCTACAGTTACCTGAGTATCAGAACCAATAGCTGTGATACGACGGATAATAGGTGCGGCAGGAATAGTCTTTGTTAAAGTAAAGTCTGTTCCTGTTCCCTGTGTTGTTAAGTCTACAGATCCAGTACCAGCATTTGCATCTGAAAGGCTGTTGTAGAGTTTTACAGTATTGACGTCTACACGGCCAATATAGTAGAACTGTGCTGTAGTCAAACCACCAGGTGCGACTCCAGTTCCAGAAAGAAATTGAACTACGTCAGTAGTTATATACCCATGAGCTGTTATGGTAATTGTGTCTGCGGCAGTAGTTACGTTTGCAGCAGAAAAGGTTTTTGTGTTAACTGTGTTTGGTGGGAAGATACGTAGACGGTCCCCAACCTTTAGGATCTTAGAGAAGGCTGTATTAAAGCCTGTAACCAAAGTTCCACCCGATACTGTAGAAATTGTTCCAGAACCAGTGACGTTTCCGTTAATTTGGAAACTAGTAAGTGTGTGGTCTACGCCACCACCAAAGCTTGAGAATTCAATAACCACACCTGAAGCAGCGTTTTCCTCTGTAGATGCAAGACGAATATAGTCTTTATTAATAACTACTACGTAGTAGTCAGTGTCAGTAGTTAATCCACCAATACTTGTCCCGCCACCGTTAGAATATCTAACCTTAGTTGTAGTTAAGAAACCGTGAGATATCAGCTTAATGTTGTTTTGTTGAGTGTCAATAACTGTACGTGGGGTAAATGTTTTTACAATTGCTGGCACAAAACCACCTGCAGATACTGTAAAAGTAGTTGATGAAGGAATTGATGCCACTGTATAGGTTCCGTCAGGAGACTTAGTTAGAGAAAGAATTCTATGACGACCAACACCCGCAGTAGTAATATCTACTGCTACTGAGTTAGTAGCATTTTCTAAGCTTGTTGCTAGCTTAATATTGTCTCCGTCTACAAGAATAATGTAGTAAGGATTTCCTGAAGTCAAGCCGCCAATAGCAG